GAACCAAAGAGAGAACCAATGATGTTTGTTCTTGATTCTCTTGGTATGTTATCTACATCTAAAGAGATGGAAGATGTCGCTAACGATAAACAAGTTAGAGACATGACTAAATCACAATTAATCAAAGGTGCATTTCGTGTATTGACTTTGAAACTAGGTCAAGCAAAGATACCTATGATTGTGACAAATCATACCTATGATGTAATAGGATCTTACGTACCTACAAAAGAAATGGGTGGAGGAACAGGACTCAAGTATGCAGCATCAACTATCATCTACCTTGGTAAGAAGAAAGAAAAGGATGGCACAACACTTGTTGGTAACATAATAAAATGTGAAGCAAAAAAATCTCGATTAACAAAGGAGGGAAGTAAAGTTGAAACTAGATTGTATTTTGATGAACGTGGACTGGATAAGTATTACGGATTATTGGAGTTGGGTGAACAGTATGGGGTCTTTGAACGTAAAGGAAATAGGATCGTTGTTGGTGGCAGCAGCGTATATCCTTCTGCAATTCTTAAAGACCCAGAAAAATACTTTACCGAAGGAGTAATGAAACAACTGGAGGAGGCAGCAAGAAAGGAATATAGTTATGGTGGTTGATACAATTTTATTTGGAGATTGTCGTGAGACTTTAAAAGAGTTTGATGGCAAGGCAAGAACTTGTGTCACATCACCACCTTATTATGGATTGCGTGACTACGGTGGAGAAGAGTCACAGATAGGACAGGAACAATCACCAGAAGAATACATAAAAAATTTAGTAGAAGTATTCAGATCAGTTCGTGATGTCTTAACTGATGATGGCACATTATGGGTAAACATAGGTGATAGTTATTACAACTATAGACCTGGTAAAGGACAAGCATTACCAAAACAAACTGTAAGTAAAACAAAACAAGATCTACCTGACAAGTGTGCTAAGAGAGGAAACAAATTAGAAGGTCTCAAAGAGAAGGACTTGATAGGTATACCATGGATGTTAGCATTTGCATTACGTGCAGATGGATGGTATCTACGTCAGGATATTATATGGCATAAACCTAATCCTATGCCTGAGTCAGTTAAAGATAGGTGTACTAAATCACACGAATATATTTTTCTACTTTCTAAAAATCGTAAATACTATTATAACAATGAAGCAATTAAAGAACCCGTCAAGCAAGACTGGGGCACTAGAGACAGGACTAAAGGTAAGTACCATAATCCTGGTACTGGGTTGGTTCCTCATAGTGGGTTATCCAAGTCTTATGACAGGAAAAATAAGCGAGATGTTTGGACTGTAACAAACAAACCATATAAGGGAGCACACTTTGCTGTGTATCCACCTGACTTAATTGAACCTTGTATCAAGGCAGGGAGTGAAGAGGGAGACATAGTTCTAGATCCATTCATGGGATCAGGAACAACAGCAGTTGTGTCCAAATCATTAAATAGACATTATATTGGTTGCGAACTACATGAAGACTATGGTAGACTAATACAGAAGAGACTAAGTGAGAAATCATTTGCGAGGTTAAAACTAGAATGACAGAACGAATAGAAGAATCAATTCTAAGGAACCTCATTTACAATGAAACTTATTATAGAAAAGTTGTTCCTTTTATAAAAGCAGATTATTTCCAAGAGTACCATGAAAAAATTGTATTTGAAGAGATTGCAGACTTCGCTGCTAAGTACGATAAAGTACCTACTAAAGAAGTTCTCACAATTAATCTCCAGAACCGAGGAGATCTTACAGAAGAAACATTCAAAGATTCAGTACAGGGAATAAATTCTCTTTCTGATGATTGGGTTGATTACGACTGGTTGTTAGATGCCACAGAAAAATGGTGTCAAGACCGTGCTATATACTTAGCACTCATGCAGTCTATTAAGATTGCTGATGGCGGAGAAACTAAGTTTACCAAGGGTGCTATACCTAGCATCTTACAGGATGCTCTTGCTGTCTCCTTCGACGAACATATAGGACATGACTACATTGAACAATCATCAGACAGATATGAATTTTATCACAGGAAAGAAGAAAAAATTCCCTTTGATTTGGAAAAGTTTAACTTTATTACGAAAGGTGGTCTCCCTAACAAGACTCTCAACATCGCTCTTGCTGGTACAGGTGTCGGGAAGAGTTTATTCATGTGCCACATGGCTGGTTCCGCCCTCACTCAGGGCTACAACGTTCTCTACATTACATGTGAAATGGCAGAGGAGAAGATTGCTGAACGAATTGACGCAAATCTTCTAAACGTAAACGTCAAGGACATCATGGAACTTCCTGAGGTTTTATTTAATTCAAAAGTAAATGAGATCTCTAGAAAAACACAAGGTAAACTGATCATTAAAGAGTACCCTACTGCATCTGCACATGCAGGACATTTTAAGGCACTCTTAAGTGATCTTAAACTGAAGAAAGATTTTGCACCTGATCTTATCTTTATAGACTATCTAAACATTTGTGCATCTGTTAGATATAAAGGTGCTGTTGTTAACTCGTATACTTATGTTAAAGCGATTGCTGAAGAGCTTCGGGGTCTTGCTGTGGAAAGTAATGTACCTATTATCTCTGCCACTCAAACTACTCGTAGTGGGTTTGGTAACTCTGATCCCGATCTCACTGACACTTCTGAGTCTTTTGGTCTCCCTGCCACTGCTGATTTTATGTTTGCCCTTATATCTACTGAGGAGCTCGAGCAACAGGGTCGCATCTTGGTCAAACAACTTAAGAACAGATACAACGACCCGACTGCCTCAAGAAAATTTATTCTGGGAATTGACAGAGCGAAAATGAGGTTGTATGATGTAGCAGAAGATTCATCTGCCATCAATATAGAAGATGAAAAGGTAGGAGAAACCTTACAACAATTCTCACAAACACAAAACCGATTATCTAAATTTGCAGAATGGAACGTATAAAGCATGTGGACTTTGATAGGTACACTCATTTCGTGGATGCTGTCACAAGCACTCCTAGTAAGGATTTTAAATCTCTTGTTGATCGCTTGGGTGAACTTGACAGAGAAGGTGCCAATATTGAACGCCTTACCACTGCTGGTGTTGGGATTAATGCTGAAGGTGGAGAGTTCCTTGAGATCATTAAGAAGATGGTATTCCAAGGTAAACCATGGAACGAAGACAACAGAGAACATCTGATCATTGAACTTGGTGACATCATGTGGTACGTAGCACAAGCATGCATGGCACTCGAAGTATCGTTTGATGATGTGATTGCTACCAATGTTAAGAAACTAGAGAAGCGTTATCCTGAGGGATCTTTTGACGTTTACTTTTCTGAGAATAGGAAGAAAGGAGATAGGTAAGTGGCATTCGACATCCTACCATCTACATTTGAAGAAGCTGGAAAAGCAGTAAAATTTATGAATGAAGCATCTGCTAAAGAAGCATTGCGTTTGTACAGATATTTGCTTCAAAATTATGGAGATGTCGTACAAAATCCTTTAGCATTTGATTCTAGTAAGAAGAATGAATGTAAGATTATAAGGTTGTTAGAAGGTGGATTTACTATAAAACAACTTACAAAAGAATTAAGTCTCACAAAATTGAGACCAGATTTTGGTGATGGTAGTAGAGGAAAAAAAGGAAAGAATAATCAAGGAAGTTTATTTGAGAGAGACATGGAAGTCGCTCTTAACAAATGGATTGATACAAATACTATACAAAACAATAAATACAAAAGTTTTCTCGAAGACATAATAAAATATTATAAGTTAGAAAAATGTCAAAAAATTATTGTAGTTCCTGAGGGTAAATCAAATAAAAAAAGACCAATGAAATTAGTAAGTGAACATTGGGAAGTGGGAACTGCATCATATACTAATGGATATGACATAGGTTCTACTGTTACTGATATAACATTAGATACTGAATGTGATAATGTAAAACGTAAAATATATCTTTCACTTAAAACTAGTGGTACAACCAACCTATCTAATCTTGGATTAAAAACTAATGTATTTCCCGTAGAAGAAGTTAAGGCAGGAAAAATAGAAAAGAAAGAAGGACAAGCATTAATAAGAACTTTTGGTTTGAATGAACAATTTTTATGTGCTACTTTTAATGAATATCAAAATGGAAATAGAAAATATCATCAAGTAGATACTAGACCAGTGTATAATCATCAATTAATAAAGGAACTTATAATGGGATCTCTAGGATATGGTTATCACTATGTGCATTTACAGAGAGGAACAAAAATTAAACATCTAGAAATAGATAAGAATTTTTTAGAAAGAGCATCCACTCCAAGAGATGTAAAAATAAGTTACGGTGGTGACACAGGAGGGAAAAAACGTGTTAATATACATATGGTGACTCCTGTATTTAACATGGTTTTTAACATCAGAAACACAACTGATAAAGGAACTACAGCAGATCCACTTCGTGTGTATCCTGACAAGTTACAGACAAAATATACAATCATAGGTGAGACTGTTGCAACAGGACATAAAGGAGATTCTACAGAAATAGCAGACGATAGTTAATGGCAAACGTAACTCAACTAAAACACCTTGAACATTTGGAAGATGAAATGCTCAACTATGGAGTTGATGGTTGTATAGCGTCTGTTAATTTTCTCAAAGAACTGAGAAAGATGCTTGGATGTGATAACAGTACAGGTTTTATGCAAACTAAATGGGATGGTGCACCATCAGTTGTATGTGGTACTGATCCTAATAGTGGTATGTTTTTTGTTGGAACTAAATCTGTTTTTGCAAAAAATTCTAAGGCATGTTACGATGACGTTGATGTAGATTTATATTATGAAGGAGATCTTGCAGAAAAATTAAAATATTCTTTGAAGTATTTTTCTACTTTAGGTATACAAGGTATAGTTCAAGGAGATTTACTGTTTACTACTGATGTAAAAAGAGAAACAGTTAGTGGAGAGAAATTATATACATTTACACCAAACACTATAACGTATGGTATACCTGTAGATCATCCTATAGGTGTAGCAACAGGTAAAGCAAAGATAGGTGTAGTTTTTCATACACATTATAGAGGTACTGATTTTCAAACTATGCAAGCAGTTGCTGGTGCAAAGGTAAAAGGATCTATTGATGTGTTATCTGTTGATAATGACACTCCAATGGATAGAGTTGGTTTGAATCATTCAGAAGAATTGTTGTTTGATAAGTATGTTGCTAACATAGAAAAAATGTGTGCTGAATCTGGAGACTTTTTAGATGAATTAACCACTCTTTCTGGTACTGCAGGAGATGCTAAATGGCATGTATCTTCATATCTCAAACAGTTTTTCAATAGTCAAATCAAAAATCAAAAGACTATATCAAATACAACAAAAGCACTCGAAGACTTGACTAATTTTTATCATAGTAAGGTAAAACCTCTTGCTGATAAGATAAAAACACCAAAGACACAGGTTGCTAAGAAGAAATTAATATATGATAGTGAAAACTATCTAATCAATAACGCTACAAAGTTCAAATCAATGCTAGGTTTGTACAAAGAGATACAAGAAATCAAGAAATTTGTCATTGATAAACTAGATAAACTAGAAACTTTTAAAACATTTGTACAAACAGACACAGGATATAAAGTCACAGGTCCTGAAGGTTATGTTCTACATAAGAATGGAGACATGATTAAGTTTGTTAATCGTCTTGAGTTCTCATACAATAACTTTACTGTTGCAAAGAAATGGCGTTAGTAACAAAACGATGCTATATGACATTTGGTAGGTTTCAACCACCAACTACAGGACACGAAGCAAACTTTAATAGTGTAAAACGTGCTGCTGGTACAGATGATTATAGAATTTACATTTCTCAGACAGTAGATACCAAAGGAAACAACCCTTTGCTGCCAGATAGAAAATTATTTTACATGAAAAAAATGTTTCCTATACACAAATCTAACATATACAGCGGACCTAGAGATCCAGTAGCAGTTTTGCAAGATATTATGATGGCAGGATATGATGAGTGTATATTTCTTGTAGGATCTGATAGAGTTAACGCTATGCAGTGGATTCATAAATATAATGGAGACGAGTATTCTTTCCGAAAGTTAGACATCGTATCTTCTGGTAGTAGAGACGCAGATGGTGACACATTTGCAGTATCTGGTACTAAAATGAGAAGAGCAGCGTTTGCTGGAGATTTTAAAACATTCAGATCTGGTATACCTACCAGTCTAAAAGAAGATGATTGTCGAATGATGATGATGGAAGTAGCAGCGAATTTACCCGCAAACTATAAATGATAAATTTTAAGAAATTACGAGAACAAGCACTAAGACAAGAGCAAAGACACGAAAAAGGTCTGAGCGAGGGTGATAGTGTCATGTCTTCAAGAACAGGAGTCAAAGGAACTATTCACAGAGTGGGTGGTAACTATGCAATTGTTATATCTGAAGAAGGAAAAATGTTCCGTGAGTGGATTAAGAATGTTAGAGCTATAAATAATACGAGAAGAACCTCCTTGTAAGTAAATGAAGAAGCAAGAAAGAATTAACACCGTCAGAAACAATGATGATTTTTCATCAGGTTTGATGGAACAATATAATAAGTGGATGGGTGGCGATTGCTTCCAAAACACTAACCTACCAGATTTACATTTATCTGAAGCACCTTTTGATGGCATGGATCCACAGTCTAATGGTGCAGAGATAGAGAATACTCTGGTTAAAAAGAAAGGTCCTAAGAAAGAATCACCTAAAGCACAACTTGCTACTAAGGAAGAGTACGAAGTTTTAGAACGTGAAGAGGTAGAGATTGACGGAGAACTATACGTCATAGAAAAGAGAAGATATGCTACTGAAGGTATGGCAGCAGCTCGTGATAACGTTGGTGCTTCTACATGCTGGAAAGGATATAAGGCAAAGGGAACTAAGAAGAAAGGTGGTAAAGAAGTTCCTAATTGTGTTAAAGAAGATGATTTTCATCATCAAAAAGATAAAGATGGTAACACAATTCCACACGAAGATGAGATAAAAGAAGGCAAGAAGGGTCTATATGACAACATTCATGCAAAAAGAAAGAGAGGTGAGTCTCCAGCAAAACCTGGTGATAAAGGATATCCTGCTAAGAATGCATTCAAAAAAGCAGCAGAGTCAGTTGAGCATGTAACAGAGAAGAAGTTAGATCCAGTTGGTAAGGCAGACGCTGATATCGACAATGATGGTGACGTAGATAAGTCTGATAAGTTTTTACACGCAAGACGTAAGAAAGTTAGCAAGATCATTGCTATGTCTAAGAAGAAAAAATGAAATCCTTTAATCAATTCAAAACTGATTCTAAGAAAAGAAAAGAAAAACTAAAGAACAAGAAGGTTGGCAACGTAGAAGTCATGCCCATTGTTAATGATGACGATGGCAAAGGTATGACTACTCGTGCTACTAATGAGGAGGTGTTAAATGAAAAGTCAGTCTCAAAGTCCCAACAAAGATTCTTCGGGATGGTTAGAAAAGCTCAAAAGGAGGGTGAGAAGAAAGCTTCCTCACCTGAGGTTGCCAGAGTTGCTGCCAGCATAAAGAAAAAAGATGCCAAGGACTTTGCATCTACTAAACATAAAGGACTACCAGAGAAAAAGGTAGCAAAAGAAGAGACTTGTGGTAAAGGACAGTACTATTGTAATGATACTCAGAAGTGTAAACCCATTCCAAAAGGTATGAAAGTAAGGGATGATGGGTTTTTAACTAAAGAATCATTCGAGTCAGGTGTAATGAAAGCGAGGAGATATCATAGGGTAGGAAAACTCATGTCATTCAAGGATTTCATGAAGATTATGAGTGAAATTTTGGGGGAATGGGAAAAGTAATAAATAGATACACACACATTATGGAATATTACCATGTTTTCTTTTCTACTACCACTTGCAACGAAAGTTATTTCGGACGCAGTAAACAAAATTCCTGACAACGAGGAACTTGGAGAAAAATTAATAGATATTTGCTTAGTTATCCTAGGTAAGGCAGTTAAACTGACCAAAACTGACATGGATGACAAGTTACTTGAGACTGTGAAGGCTGCTATTGCAGCAAAGGAATAGTCCTTTTATAAATAAAACTTAGAACAATACACGATTAGAGAAAAAGATGTCACTTATTGGAACAACGGATGCTGCTGCATTCTCAAATAGTGTTGGTGTCACCAATGGCGATGCCACCGTAACAAAGAACGCTGCTGACACCGTTGTCGGTGGTGATGTACTTGAAATTTCTGGTGTTAACTATATTGTTAAGACCATTACTAGCACTACTAGCATAGAATTACATAAAGTATATGCTGGATCAACTGCTACAGTTGCTGCTGCTAATGTAATTAAAAGAACTCCTCCAAAACAGGTTGCAGAATTTGTAATCTTAGGTGGAGACTCTAACAGTTATGAGTTAATTTTTGCTGATTCTACTGAGGGTTCTCTTGCTGAGAGTAAGTCTCGTGGAATTAAGAATCCTGGTTGGTGGTTATACAGAACATTTACCGATCACTATGGTAACACTCGTCATAAGGCAGAGTGTATAGCAGCGATGTCTGTTGCTGCTGGTGTATCTGGTGACGCATCTGATGATACCATTGCTGCTGAAGTTGCATCTGCTGTAACTATCACATCACAACCTGGTAACTCTGCTTCATCTTCTGGTGCTGGTACATTTGCTGTTGCAACAAGTACAACAGGAACACCTGGCACACTTGCTTATGTTTGGCAACGTCAGAAAGCTGGAACTAAGCGTTGGGTTAACATCACTGCATCACTTGATACAGGTATCACATATGCTAACTTCACTACAGCCACACTTGGTTACAGTGGACTTGCTGGTGCTACACTAGATGGTCAAAACTATAGAGTTAAGATCACTTCTGCCAATGGTACAGAAGAAGTTACCTCTAACGGAGCAGGAACTTTAACATTCGGATCATAATATGATATGAATATTAGTGAATTGAACCATGAAAACTGGTTAATCTTTGCAATTAGAAATTATAACAACCCGTTGTCAGTTACCTATTCAGACTTTGAAGAGGATTTAAAGAGATTTAAGTACATTAAAAGACTACTGAGAAGGTATGAAACAACGGGTGAGTTGAAGACTCACTTGATACTTAATCATGTGATAGTATTGTATAATGTCTTTGATGAGGCAGCAACACCGCTGCTATTCTATAGAGTAGAAGCAACATATTGGTCTATTATGAAGGCGTTTATGTTATTTCTAAATAGATTACCACCTAAACTTAACGAAGATGTTGACGAGGAATGTCTAAAACAACTGAATCTAATATGACTGAATCAATTAACTCTGCTGGTAATGGATCTGGTTTACAGTTACCACCAGCATTTGTCATGGTAAATCCTAGACAACATCGTAAGTATAAGAAAAATAATGAGACAGTGGATGGTCGTACCAAAGGTGCTAAAGATCTCTTCTCCCGTATACAACGCAGAAAAATGACTGGAACAAAAAAAGAACATACTGAAATTGAATCTCCCATCACTGAAGTAGTGTCCTCTGAAACAGAGAGAGCACAGAAACAAATCGGACAGATGAAAAAATTAAATCGTCAGAAAGATTTACAGAAAAAACGTGGTGAAGCAAAGTCTAAAATGATGAATAAGACAAAGGAGATGGATACTCTTATGAAGGCAAGATTATCTGACTTCAAAAAGAAAGCATCATCACAACAGAAAAAATTAAAACGTAATAATGAGGAAACTAACGTGAATAAAGATGTAATACTTGAAAAACAAGACGTAGTACAGGTCGCACTAGACGTTGCTACATCAGAACTTGCACCACAGGGTGAAGGTCAATTTGCAAAGATCCAGTTTGGTGATGGATCTGTACAAAATCTAGATAACTTCTCAGCAAAGAGAATTGCAGCATGTTATGGTCAGTTGGATGATACACATAAGCAACAGTTCCAGTACATGCTGAACAAAGACGCTTCTACATATCAATCTGCACTTGATTTCGCAATCAGAAATGTGTAAGATTAGGAGCAATGTCTGACATTAACACAGCAATACTAGAAAGACTAGAAAAAGTTGTTGACACTCTTCAAGAAAACTCTATGAAGATGGGTCAACTTCTTGCTGTGCACAATGAGAAGTTAGACAAACAAGATAAGGTAGATGAAGTTCTGTTTGAAAAGTTAGACAGATTGTCAGCAGATCTAAACAGAGAAACAGCATCAATAAAGAAGGGGTGTGAAAGAGATATAAGATTGGTAGATGATAGACTACGTTTGATGGAGAAGAAGATGTGGACGATAGCAGGAGCGTTGACTGTTATATCGTTTATAGTCAGTCCAATAGGACAAAGAGTGCTCCAAGGCATAGTTGCAAACCAAAACTTGACAGAATCAATTCCAACACCTATAATAAGAACATTGAAGTAATCATTATGAATGTCGTATATCGACGATAAGTACATAAACTTAATATCTCCTCGCCTATCTCTCTTTACTCGCAAGAAAGCAGGACTCTACAATTTTAGATGTCCTTATTGCGGAGACAGTAAAAAGAGAAAGAATAAAGCAAGGGGATATTTTTTTAGAATTAAGGCAGACACTGTATACAAGTGCCACAATTGCGGTGTTGGTAGAACTTTGTCTAATTTTTTAAAGGATCAAGACATATTATTACATGATCAATATGTCATGGAAAAGTTTAAAGACTCTACCTCTAGTACAGGTAAAGGGTCTTACACACCAAATCCAAAACTTAATTTTTTACCTCCTAATTTTGTTAAATCTGCTACTGGTCTAGAAAAAATCTCAGACCTAAATATTTTTCACGAGGCTAGGAAATATCTAGAACAAAGAGGCATCAAAGATCTCGACTATTTCTACTATTGTCCAAAATTTAAAGAGTGGACTAATAAACAGAAGCGAACATTTGATACCCTCAGGCAGGATCATCCCCGCATCATCATCCCTTTCAAAGACAAAGAAGGTAACCTTTTTGGATACCAAGGCAGATCACTAGCACGCAATGCTAAACTTAGATATATCACGATCATGCTGGACGAGGAACAACCCAAGATCTTTGGACTGGATAGAATAGATACAAACAAATCAATTTACATTACAGAAGGACCTTTTGATGCGACGTTCATTAAAAACTCGGTTGCCATGGCTGGTTCCGATATTGATATTAGGGCGTTTGGTTGGAGCGATTATATTTGGGTATTTGATAACGAACCACGCAATAGAGAAATCGTCAACAAAATCTCCAAAGTCATTGACAGAGGAGATAAGGTAGTCATTTGGCCTAACAATATTCAGCAAAAGGACATAAACGACATGTCACTTGGTGGACATGATGTGCAAAAGATGGTAGAATCTAATGTATATCAAAAACTAGAAGCAAAACTTAAATTTAATAACTGGAAGAAAGTATGACAAACGGTCACGGAACCAAAGTTCGTAAGCGAGACGGGTCTCTAACACCCCTTAATCTAGATAAGATTCATAAGGTAGTAGAAGAAGCGTGTGAAGGGTTAGGGGGCGGTGTGAGTGCCTCTCAAGTAGAGATGAACTCAGGTCTTCAATTCTTTGATGGAATATCTACTAACGACATCCAAGAAATATTAATTAGATCAGCGAGTGATCTTATTAGTTTGGAAACACCAAACTATCAGTTTGTAGCAGCAAGATTGTTGTTGTATTCTGTTTATAAACAGGTGTTTGGATCTGAATGGGTCAATGGATTCACCAGTGTTTATGATCATGCGTCAAAATGTGCTGATATTGATGTATATGATAAGGATATTCTTGGTAAATATACAGAAGAAGAATGGGATGAAATTAATTCATGGATAGATCATGATAGAGACATGTTGTTTACCTATGCAGGACTCAGACAAGTCGTTGACAAATATCTTGTACAGGATAGAAGTTCTGGTGATGTTTATGAAACACCACAGTACATGTATATAATGATTGCTGTCACATTATTCCAAAATTACACTGAAAATAGATTAGATTACATAAGGAGATATTACGATGCCATTTCCAAACACAAGATCAACATACCAACCCCCATCATGGCAGGAGTTCGCACCCCTCTTCGGCAGTTTGCGTCTTGTGTTTTGGTTGACGCTGACGACACCTTGGATAGTATTTTTACTTCTGATATGGCCATTGGTCGTTACGTCGCTCAGAGGGCTGGGATTGGTATCAACGCAGGCCGCATCCGTGGGATCAACAGTAAAATCAGGGGTGGAGAAGTTCAACACACAGGTGTTGTACCGTTCCTCAAAAAGTTTGAAGCAACTGTCAGATGCTGCACTCAAAATGGCATTAGAGGTGGATCAGCGACTGTCCACTTCCCAATCTGGCACAAAGAAATAGAAGATATTATTGTACTTAAAAATAATAAAGGTACAGATGATTCTAGAGTTCGTAAGTTAGACTATAGCATACAAATTACAAAATTATTCTATGAAAGATTCATTAGCGGGGGTACTATCAGTTTGTTTTCTCCTCATGATGTTCCCGATCTTTATGATGTCTTTGGAACTGAGGGATTCGACGAACTCTACGAACAATATGAAGCAGACGAAACTGTCCCAAGAAAATCAATTCCTGCTCAGGATTTGATGTTAAGCATCTTAAAGGAAAGGGCAGAGACAGGAAGATTATACATAATGAATATTGATCATTGCAATAGTCATAGTTCTTTCCTAGACAAGGTAAACATGAGTAACTTATGTCAGGAAATTACATTGCCCACTACACCACTAGAACACATTGATGGTGAGGGTGAAATTGCATTGTGTATTTTGTCTGCTATCAACGTAGGCAAGATCAATAGGTTAGATGAACTTGAAAATCTCTGTGACCTAGCAGTTAGAGGACTAGAAGAACTGATTGATTATCAGAACTATCCTGTTGCTGCTGCAGAACGTAGCACACTAGCACGTAGGTCATTGGGTATTGGTTATATTGGACTAGCACATTACCTAGCAAAACAAGGACTCAAGTATGACAACCCAGAAGCATGGAAATCAGTACACCAATTGTCTGAATCTTTCCAGTACCATCTACTCAAGTCAAGCAACGCAGTTGCAAAAGAGAAAGGAGCATGTGAATATTTCTCTCGTACGAAATATTTCAAAGGTATCCTCCCAATCGACACTTATAAAACAGACATTGATGAGTTCTGTAGTGGAGAGTTAAATTATGATTGGGATTCTTTACGGTTTGACATCCAAGAGTACGGACTTAGGCATTCAACGCTGTCCGCACAGATGCCATCAGAAAGCAGTTCCGTTGTGTCTAACGCAACAAATGGAATCGAACCACCTAGAGCATACTTGTCCACTAAGAAGTCCAAGAAAGGACCTCTTAAGCAGATTGTTCCACAGTATGGGTCTTTGAAGAATAATTACACATTGCTATGGGACATGAAGGACAACGATGGATATATAAAGATCGTGAGTGTGATGCAGAAGTTCTTTGACCAAGCAATTTCTGGCAACTGGAGTTACAATCCAGAAAATTATGAGAACAATGAAGTACCTGTATCAGTTATGGCGGGTGACCTACTTAAAACATATAAGTATGGTTGGAAGACATCGTATTATCAAAATACATACGATCAGAAAGGAGATGAACCACAACTGACAGAAGAGAAGAAAGCAAGTATAGAAGATCTATTACAAGACATACTAACAACCGAGGAAGAAGACTGTGACAGTTGCAAAATTTAGAACAAACACACCTAACAGACCTATGACAAGTGTAGAGGGCATGACGGTATTTAATACCGACAAAGTAGATACTACTAAAGGACAGATGTTCTTTGGTGCTCCTCTAGGAGTACAAAGATATGATAAGTTTAAGTATCCTATCTTTGATAAGTTGACACAGAATCAACTTGGTTTCTTTTGGAGACCAGAAGAGGTGTCTCTACAAAATGACAGGGCGGATTACCAGAAATTAAATGCTGCACAGAAACACATATTTACTAGCAATCTCAAGTATCAGATCCTCTTGGACTCCGTACAAGGTCGTGGTCCTGGCATGGCATTCATGCCTTATTGCAGTTTACCTGAGTTAGAAGGTTGCATGAACATATGGCAGACTATGGAGATGATTCATAGTAGATCATATACACATATCATCAAGAATGTATATCCAGATCCATCAGAAGTCTTTGATAAGATTTTAGATGATGATCATATACTTAAGAGAGCACAATCAGTTACTAAAGCATATGATGAATTCATTAATGATGCTCATACATATGACACTAGCAACTGGTGGAGACCAGACTGGCAAGGCAGTCCAACTGTAGCATGGGAAAAGAAAGAATTGAAGAGAAAGTTATACAGAGCAGTAGCAAATGTATACATCTTAGAAGGTATTAGATTCTATGTTTCTTTTGCATGTTCATTTGCATTTGGTGAACTTAAATTGTTAGAGGGTTCAGCAAAGATCATAGGACTGATTGCGAGAGACGAATCACAACATATGACAGTTACACAAAACATTATGAATAACTGGAAGAAGGGTGATGACCCTGATATGTTAGAGATTGTCAAGGAAGAGGAAGACTATGTGTATAGTATGTTCCAAAATTCTGTAGAAGAAGAGAAGTTATGGGCAGAGTATTTGTTCAAGGATGGATCTATCATAGGTCTCAATGATAAATTACTACAGAGGTATGTTGAATGGACTGCGAATCGTAGACTTAAGTCAATCGGTTTGAAACCTATCTTTGATGTACCTATATCTAACAACCCACTACCATGGACGCAGCATTGGTTATCTTCTAAAGGTATGCAAGTTGCACCACAGGAGACAGAGGTAGAATCTTATCTTATTGGTAGTATAAAACAAGACGTTAAGAAGGATACCTTTGCGGGATTCAAATTATAACTATGGATCTTTGGAAAAATTATAAAGCAACTGTTGCTAAGATTTTTCCAGATATAGAATTTGTTAAGCGACATGCTGAATGGACTAATAAGAAAGGTGTAAACCTAACTGCTGATTTGTACTCAGGTGAACATCTAATTAAGTCAAGACAAGTTGAAATCTGGGATGATAAATCTTGCAGCATTCATAACAATATAATATACCCTAAGACAGGATCTAATCTACCCTGTTTTGGTATGGATCTCATGGGAATGAGTGATAAACGAGTTGTTATTGTGTTTGATTTCCAACATCCTGTAGAGAACTACTTGTTTTATACACCAGAGTTACCTAAAGTAGAGGGTACATATAGATTCTTTGAAGCGGGTAATCATTTCTCTGACAATCTTATTGTTAGATACTGCAAACCTGATGAGGTAGATGAATATCTACCACTGTTTACAAAGTATCTACAATTCTATAAAGATATGCTCAATGAGCATCAACCAACTGGTACTGATACTGATCAGTACAATGACTTTGATAAGTATATGATAAGACTAGATCCAATCTCTGGATATCTCTCCAGTAGATTTGGTAAAGAACAATCAGAAATTTTAATCAAAGAATTCTTTTTCAGTTATGCCTAAGATAGAATTTGAACACAGTTGGGGTGGTAAAGAAACAACCTTACAAAAAATTAAGAAGTGGATCAATAAACAGAAACCACCTTTTAATATTATTCTTAAATATCTTTTTTCATACATAGAAAAATGGTACTGGGATGGTAAAGTTCTACAAACTATGGCAGGAGTTGATCTAGAAACTAAAAAACTACATGAACAATGGGATAAAGATGACAAACAAATCACCCCACACATCGTGGAGAAAGGAGTACTTGGAGATGAAGGCTGGTCTATCGAAATATCAAATCCAATTGTTGAACGAGGGACCTCAACAACTAGCACAGGCATGGTTACTGGGAGCGATGCACAACGACTACAAGAAGATGAAGGGGATAAAGGAACCACCCTATAGAGAGTCAGGATATCAAACTACAATGAAGGAATTTTTTGCTCGATGGAAGTAATTGAAGATCTAATAAAAATAATACAGAAACATCAGAGGACTCTACCAAATGTAGAACCTCTTGATGTTGATTCTGAGTTTGAATCTGTACTACATGATACTGATGATGGCAAACTTGATATCAAAAATGAGATGTACTATTGTACTGGACTTAGGAAGGTGCATATAGAGATTGCTAAACTAGGTAATCTAAACATAGTACATTGTATATGGTATCCTGATCCAGAGTTTGACTTACCTATTTTTGGTGTAGATATAGTTGCAGTAAAAGATATAGTTAGTGCTGCCATCACAGACATATCTCCTGTAGATGGTCTTGAACATGATATCTTTGAAGACATAGAAGACATCAGTGACAGTTTTTATTTCCCACACGAGAGAGTTTTACCAGAATGGGGTGAAGTATTCTCACCATACTGTAAGTTTGCAAGACTAACCACAGATAAAGAGAAGAAAAATTTCTGTGATATTGTAGACCAGTACCTTGACATATTTGTTGGTGCTGTATGGGGTGCTACTAGAGATAGTTCTAGATCAGAACACAGATACTTTGGACAGATAGAATACTGTCAACAACAAATGAAAAATGATAAGACTAAGAATATATTGATAAACTATTTTGGTAAGGAATGGGCAGAAAGATATATGACAGAGGTCTTATTTGACGAACCATAAATATTAGGAGACTTGTTATGACAACGTGGCAGAGTACACAAACCCGTGGATTTATAAAGGCAATATTTTTGATTCTGATGACATCGGCGATCACTATGGGTTCGTCTATTGCATCACCAACACCATCAATGGGAAGTCCTACATCGGAAGAAAGTACTTCGTGCAAAAAAGAAAACCCAGAGGAGGAAAGCGAAGAGTTACAAGTGAGTCAAACTGGAAACGATATTTTGGAAGCTCTGACGAACTTAAACAAGATATTAGAACAATGGGAGAAGAGAATTTCCGAAGAGAAATCCTCTCGCTCCATCCAACAGTCGGAAAAACAAACTACGCAGAGACAAGACAACTCTTTTTAAATGATGTCCTGACAAAGAGGTTGACAGATGGCACTCCTGCCTATTATAATAGTAACATCTTAGGAAGATACTATAGAAAAGATTATTTTTAAATATTATGCAAATTTTTCTAGACACTGCTGATATCAATGCAATAGAAGAACGATACGACAGTGGAATAGTTGCGGGTGTAACAACTAACCCGACACTTGTTGCAAATCAAGGAATCAATTACCTAGAATTAATACAAGATATTGCAGAAGCATTTCCTGAGATGGAAAGTATATCTGCAGAGGTCAAAGGTGACACAGCAGCAGAGATGATAGATGATGCTGCAAAGTATCGTGACATTAGCGAAGCAGTAACTATCAAGTTACCTATGACAAAGGAAGGAATCAAAGCATGTAAATATTTTAGTGATGTTGGTGTCAAGACTAACGTGACTCTTTGTTTCTCAGTAGCACAAGCAGCAATGGCAGGAATGGCAGGAGCAACATACATCTCACCATTTGTAGGTCGTCTTAATGACAACTCATTTAGTGGTGTAGAATTAGTTCGTGGCATTGCTGATTTGTATTGCACACAAGCAATAAAAACAAAAGTCCTCGCTGCTAGTTTACGTGATGTACATCATGTATCTCG